TAGAAAAAAAAAAAAAAAAAAGAAAAAAAAAAAAAAAAAAAAAAAAAAAAAAAAAAAAAAAAAAAAATAAAAAAAAAAAAAAAAAAAAAAAAATAAATGAATTAAAAGTAAAAATTAAAAAGGAATTAATTAAACAAAAAAATTTACAAAAAGAAAAACTTAAAAAACAAAAAAAAATACAAAAAGAAAAACTTAAAAAAGAAAAAGATAAAGAAAAAAAACTAAAAAAATTACAATTAAAAAAACTTAAAAAAACAAAAAAAAAGTAAAAGTAAACTTAAAACTATAAGAAAGTAATATAATTATTAACTAGATTAATTATCATTATTTTCATCATCATCTTCTTCTGATTTAATTTTTAATCCCTTCCATCCTTTATTATCAATCGGATAAGGTCCAATAACTTTTTCAAAATATGCTCTTAATTGATTTCTATCAGGTTGTTTTTTATTTTTAGGCACATTAGAATAACACCATAATCTGAAATCATTATATAAAGTATTAAGACCAGTTTTAAATGTAGTATTATCCTTATCAATTATTAATTTATCATTTTTATATTGACCAATAATATCATTATTATTTTTATAACTTTCTGTAGCAATTCTTACCTCCATTGGTTCATGAATACAGTTAGGATTAATATTTTTATGTCTTTCAATTAACATACTCATAAAAGTTTCTGCCCATTTATCAAATTTATCTGATAAATCTAAGTCCATTGGAAATTCATTTGCTTTTTTTGGATTTTCTACAAATTTAGATAAAAATTCGATAACACGAATACGTCTCCAAGTGCCACCATCATCACTTGGTACTTCGGGTAATTCATTACATGTTAAAATCATTTTAAATTGTGGTTTAAATTCAAATGGTTCTTTATACAAACCCCTACATAATATCCTATCATTACCAGACAATTCCTTCATAAAACCTATGTTAATTTTATCTTGTTCACTTGGTTCTTGCATTACAGCAAATCGTCTGCCTTTTGTTCTTTCCAATTCACTTTGTGCACTATTTGAAGCTGCTCGTTTTTGTGTTAATAGAGCAATGGGTAATATACAATAATAATCTCCTATTACTTTTTGAATAAAATCTAATAAACGACTTTTACCATTACTACCATTGCCTGTAAATACATAAAACCTTTCCTGTGTAATACTACCATCTATAATACAAGTAATAATATCTAATACATAATTTTTTACTGCTGAATTAGTAAAAATTTTATCAAAAAAATCATTAATTTCAGGAATATCTGGTAAATCGTCGCTATATGGTATGTAATTTATTTTAGTTGAATGAGATATATAATCATCGGGCATACCATCGCGAAATATATGCATCTTTAAATCATATACGCCATTTGCGAAACCAATTAAATATGTTCTACTATCTAATAATTCATCAAATTTTTCATCAATAAATAAACTTTTACATTCTTTCATAACACTATCTTTAAATCCAGCATTTTTTAATTGACCTGCTATTTTTAATGATTTTTTAGCTTTTTCAGCATTTGCTGTTTTTTGATCATCATCTTCTATATTTATCTGTAAACTATTCCAATATTGTGTTCTTTCCATAAACTTATTACATATATTTTCACTTAATTTTATACGTAATATTAAACCTTCGTTTGTCTGTTTCCATCTATGTTTATCTGGATCATAATGATACCAAATTGTTTTATTAAGAGCTTTAATCTCATCTTTATAATGTGATTGAACAACTTTCGCTACATCAAAATGAGCACCATCGCTTCTTATACATACATCAATCCATGGAAATAAAGACTCGTCTATAATCTCTTTATATTTAATACTATTATCTTGTTTTGCCCACCATCTCAATGTTCCCATCCCCATATTATCTTTTCTCATTTTATTCCATAATGTTTGACATTCTCCTTCAATATAAGAGGTACCAATTTTAGAATATTCAATCCATGTATCTAATAATCTATAATCTATATTTCGTAATACCCATCCTAAATTAATCCATTCATCATAATTTTCAGCACGAGAATATGACAAACATTCTAAAACTATTCTACGGGATAATATTAATTCTGAATCAGTTGTATAATTTTTATTAATATTTAAAGATTTAGCAAAAATATTATTATGTAATTTTGCTTTATATTTTGTATCAATTGCTGGTAATACATGTTTAGTATATTCTTCAATTTCTTTAATAGCATCTTCTTTTATTTTACATATTTCTTCATTTAAATTATTATTTCTCATTGAAAATAGCGTAATATAATCTAAATGACTTTTAGCAGATAATTCTTTGTTAATGATTTTTCCACATTTATATATTTTTGTAACAATATATGCTTCACAATCTGGTTTGCGACTAGAATACATCTGCCAAGAATTAACATCAATTATTGCTTTATCGATAATATCTTCATTTGAATTACTAGTTTGTAATCCTTTAAACATTTCATCGGCAATATCTAAAACTTTTCTTCTAATAAAATGTTGTTCATTGTGTGTTAATATAATAAAAGGGTAAACTATATGGATACCATCTTTTAATTTATTTCTAAATAATGTCGGATTAGATTTTTCCATTATATAAGCTAAATTATAATCATCATTAATATTGATATATTTAGTAATTATATTATTATAATATTCTATAATTCTATTAATATTATCTACAGTATATAATCTATTATACTTTTGTTGAGAATTTGTATCTGTTGTTTCATGTGATTGGGTAATTAAAAATCTAAAATCTAAATCTATTCTTAAAGGACTTGGATTTAATGGTTTTTCAGTAAAATGTAAATGTATTCCATTTGTAATTGCTAAACTATAAATTCTTATAAATTCATTATATTCGGTATCTGGTATAAATAATGATATTTTGGGATATCCTATACTTGTATTTGTGTATGGTCTTCCTTTAACTACTTTGTATTTATTTATAAATGAATTTAATTCATCTTGTATACCACCCATTTATATATTAATTAAAGTTATCTTAATAATATATATCAATTTTTATTTTATATATTTTATAACATATAATATTTAATAATATATTAAATATCACCATTATGATAATGTTGTATAAATATTTATTTATAATATATTATTATAATTATAATTATACAATAAAAAAATAATCTTCAAATAAAGAAGTAGATAATAATTTAAAATTATGACTGATTTAAATCTCGCTTATGGAATATTAGAAGATAATTCAAATGATGAAAAAATTATTAATAAAACACATATATCCCAAATAAATGATATGGATATCGATAAAAATAATATTATTGAAAATAATAATAATGATAATATAATAGAGAAAAAAATAAAAAAAAAGGTAAAAATGAACGATTATGAAGAAAGACCTTTACAACAAAGATATTTACAAAAAGAAAGTTATAATTTGCCTCAAAATATATCTAATGATAGTATTCCTGAATATCCATATTCTAAAAAAAATATTAATCAACAAAATAATGTATATTCGTCGGAAAATAATTTTTGGAATAGATTTACTTCAAAAAAAGGTGAAGTTTTTAAATTAATTATGTTTTCCCTTGTTATATTATTTGCTATTTCTCTCGATAGAATAAGCACTTATTATTTATCTAAATATGTTAATGAAAATGTATTAACATCTAATCAAGAATTTATTATTAGATTATCATATCCGGTTATAATTATATTAATATTATGGTTTTTTAAAGCATTATGATAATTATATACAAAGTATTTTAATATTTAAAAATATTTAAAAATATTTAAAAATATTTAAAAATATTTAAAAATATTTTTAAATATTTAAAATATATTAAATAAATTATAAATGATTATAGTACCAATAGGAATAGATTGTGGTGTTTCTCTTGTAATGAAAAAATATAATTTAAGAAAAATATCATTACCATTTGACTGGGTGGTATCATATAAAGGAATTAAAGAAATATTAGAAAACGATTTTAAAGAATATATACCTGAAAGTGCAATATATAAGGAGGGAACAGATATTGTTGTTTATAATAAATATGATGTCAAATTTATTCATGATAAATTTGACGAAGAAGATAATAATAAATATAAAAGAAGAATAGAAAGATTAAAAAATATATTAGAAACAAATACAGATTATATATATTTTATTAAAAAAGGACATTCATATCATCATCATGGAGAATATAATTTTATTGATGATATAGTAGATGTCAAAGAATTAAATAAATATATAAAAGATAAATATCCAAAACTATCGTATAAAATAATATTAATACTACTATGTAATAATTGTTATAAAAATATAGATATTAATAAAATAGATGAAAATATTATAATAATTAAGGAACCTATTATAGATATAAGAGATAATTTAATTCATAATAAGATTATAACAGGTAACTATTTTGAATATATATTTGTTAATAAAGTAATAGAAATTATTAAATAATTTATTTTTTTATAAATTTATAAATTAATATAATAGGGATAATTATATATTATGAAAATAGATAACTTTTATTGTAGTCCTTCCGTAAATGATAAAAACCCAACATGTCTATCTAAAGAATCATTAAAACATCTTATTGATTGTTATAATAACTCAAAACAAAAAAAAAATCAAAAAATAATATATTATGATAATAATTCACAATTAGATTTATTTAAAAAATTGGATAATAAAATGAAAAAACTTACAAAAGGTTCTGGCAAATATTGGTTTTGGCCAAATATTATAAAAAATTTTACTCCTATTAATAATAATTTTATTATTAATATTAAAAAAATTGAAAAATTAGAACTTAAACCAGAAAAACCATCAGAATGGCTTAAAAATCCAAAAGAATGGTTATCTAATTATGATATAAATGATATTATGAACCAGTATAGTAAAAATAAAAAATATAAATATAATTATATTGGAACATTTTCTATTGATTTTGCTGTAAAAAATAATTTAGGCAAATGTTTATATAGTAATTTTTGTAATATTAATATTAAAAAAGATTATATTGACAAAAATATAAAATATATTGGATTTATTACTAATCTTGATAAACATAATGAACCAGGATCTCATTGGACTTCTACATTTATTATTATAGATCATACAAATAATTCATATGGTGCTTATTATTATGATAGTGTAGCAAGAAAAATACCAATATTGATTTTAAATTTTTTAAATAATATTAAAAATCAATGTAATAAATTATATCCAAATAAAAAATTTATTATTGATTATAATAAAAAACAACATCAATTTCAAAATACAGAATGTGGTGTATTTTCAATTATATATCAAATTAGATGGTTAAATTTATTAAAAAGAAATAAAAATCCTAAATTAATAAATATAATTAATAATAATAAATTAACTGATAATAATGTTAATGAAATTAGAAATAGTTTATATAGACCAAATATTAAAGAATTATAATTTATTTAATTTAATAATTATATCCATTTTTGAAATACTTCTCGCACCCAATTTATTATTTTTTTCCTTATTTAATTTTAAATTATTTAATTTTAAATTATTTATTTTTATTTTTATTTTTTTTTTTAATTTTATAAAATAATGTGTATTACTATTTCTATTTTCAATATTTTTATTATATATTTCACCAGATTTTGATCCTACTCTTCTTATTGCAATATCTGGTTTATTATTTTTTAATACAAATTTATAATTTTTATTTGGTAATATTTTTATTATTTTTTCTCTTTTATGTTTTCTTTTTTTCCATATTTGAAACACACATCGTATTGGTAAATCAAATGTATTGTCTGGTAAATTATATGATTTTATTAAATGAAAATTTAAAGGTATAGATTTTTGTAAAAATACCTTATTAAAACTACGTGGTAATATAAATGAAAAAGTATTACAAAATTCACAACATTTTTTTATAAATTTTATAACCATTGACGATTTTTTTCCAAATGGTGGATTTCCTATAGCATGAATATTATCATATTTATTTATAATTTTTTTATAATTAAAGTTTAAAAAATTTTTTTTTTGTATTAATTTATTTTCCGGTTTTATATCTAATAATAAATTATTATATCCTTTTATACATTTAATAAAAACCCCATTACCCGCACTGGGTTCTATAACTAGATCTTTATTTGTAATTTTAATATTTTTTTTAAATAATTTACAACATTTTTTCATTATTTTTTCATTTGTATAATATTTATCATATTTATTCATCTTATAATAAATAAAAAGTTTTTTATATAAACAAATAATTGTTAATTATATATATATATATGAAAATATTATTAATCAATACATGGATCCATGATAAAAATTTAAATGCTTTATTAAATTATAAAAATATAGAATTAATTATTATTAATAATATTAATGAGATTAATAATATTGATTTAAATAGTATTAATTGTATATTTTCACCATCTATTCCCTTAAATATATCTATCTTTGATAAATATAATATTAAATTTATATTTGGTCCTCATTTTTCAGTATTTCCTAATGATAAACAAATTAATTTTATTTTATCTAATAATACTATTTATGTTCAACCATCAGAATGGCCTATACAAATTTGGAAATCATTTCCTATTTGTAATAAATTAAATTTAAAAATATTACCATTTGGTGTAAATAGTGATAAATTTAAAGAATATAAAAATATAAAAGATAGATATGATGTATTTATATATTATAAAGTAAGAAATCCAAATGATTTAGATTATATAAAAAATTTTCTAAATAATAAAAATATTAAATTTACTATTTTTGAATATAGTAAATATAAAGAAGAATATTATCTTTCCTATCTTAAAAATTGTAAATATGGTATATGGTTAGGATCTCAAGAAAGTCAGGGTTTCGCTTTACAAGAAGCTTTATCGTGTAATATACCATTATTAGTTTGGAATGTTAAATCAATTAATCAAGAATATAGATCTAATTATCCTGATTATAAAGCAACATCAATACCTTATTGGGACAATAGATGTGGTGAATACTTTTATAATAAAGATGATCTGGAAGAAACTTATAATTTATTTATATCAAAATTAAATAATTATAAACCCAGAGAATATATATTAGAAAATTTAACTTATAATATTTGTGAGAAAAAATTAATAGATTTAATAAATACTTAAAATTAATTTTATAATTTATTTAATAATAATGAAAGTATATTTTAATGGATTTTATGGTGGTTTTTTTGATAAATCTAATCCCGGCACTACAATAATATTTTTTATTAAATTATTTAATAAAATATATGATAATGATATAATTATAGGTAATATAGATGATAGTGATATATTATGTGAATTTGATATGTTAATAAATACAAATAGTAAAGTAAAATATAAAAAATGGTTACATACTTACTTGTTTAATGGAGAATGGAAATGTATATGTGATAAAAATAATTATAATTGTGTATTATTTGGTGAAAAAAATAATAATAATATTATTAATCTACCATTATATATATCTTATATGGAATCAAATAATATTAATTTAAATAAAAATAAAATAAGATATGATATTCCATCTAAAGATATGTGTGTTATTATATCTAATCCTAATGGAAAAATTAGAAATAATATATTAGAAAAATTGGAAAAACATTTTAAAATAGATTACTTAGGTGATTATAAAAATAATATTGGATATAAAATTAATGATAAATATAATACTGAAAATTTTAAAAAAAAAATTAGTGAATATAAATTTATAATTTCAATGGAAAATAATAGACAAGAAACTTATATTACTGAAAAAATTATTTTAGGTTTAAATGCTCAAATTATACCAATTTATTGGGGTTCTCTATTTATACATGATTATATAAATAAAGAAAGAATAATAACGTGTTTTGATGATAATGATAATGATTTAAATAATATTATTAATAAAATAAATCATATAAAAAATAATGATGAATTATGGTTAAATATTGTTAATAAACCTTGTTATCCAAATAATAATGAATTTAGAAATATAAATGATGTTTCTACTGATGTTAAAAATTTATTATATAATAATTTAAATAATATTTCAAAAGTATATTGTATATCTAACCCAATATATGAATTAAATAATTATAATTGGATGATAAATACTTTTAATAAATTAAATTTAAAAGATTATAATTATAAATTTATTTGTCCAACTTATAAAACTACAATATCTGATAATTTTTATGATGAATATAATTTAACTATTAATAAATTTCCAGATTTATTAAATAAAAAAATAAAAAAATCTGAATTTTCTTTAATTATTAATTATAAAAATATTTTAGAAAATATTATTAAAAATTATAATAGTGGAATATTTTTAATATTTGAAAGCGATATAGTTTTATATAAAGATATTAATAAATTAAATAATTTCTTAAAATTTATATCTAAATATTCCAATAATGATTGGGATTTTATTCATTTAGGTCAAGGAGGTGATATATTTAGTAAACCGTCTATTAATTTTTTTAAAAATTATGAAAATAATAATAAATATATTGAAGATATAACTGATATTAATAGTGAATTTAGAATTATTCGTAAATTACATACTAGATGTTGTGATTCTATGTTATGGAATTATAAGGGTATTTTAAATTTTCTAAATTATATGAATAATAATAATGATTATAATATACCTTTTGATTATTATATTATTAAATATTTAGAAACTAATAATAATATTAAACACTATTGGAGTCTTGATAATTTTTTTATGAATGGAAGTAATAACGGTTATTTAAAAACTACTATTCAAAATGATATTTAATCATATATTATATTTATTACTATTTATATTTATTTTTGTAATATTATTTATATTTTAACTATATGATAACCATTTTGATAAATATTAAATACATATTTGTTAATAATAAGATTTCATTTTGCTTATTTTCATATTTGCTCTTTTGCTTATTTGTTGCTCATTTGCTCATTTTCATATTTTTATATTTGCTCTTTTGCTTATTTGTTGCTCATTTGCTCATTTTCATATTTTTATATTTGCTCTTTTGCTTTTTTGCTTTTTTGCTTATTTTTATATTTTCAGAAACTTAAATTTTTATATAAAAAAATATTTTATTTATTTTAAAATACAAAAAATATAAATTATATATAATTTTAAACATAAATTATACTATACTAGATTATAAGGATATGATAAGGACGTTATGTGAGGTTTATAACTAGTTATGTATTATTATGTAGATGATAAGTCACTCATAAATTCTTTCTTAAAATATTTTACAAAATATTTTGGTAACCGCTCAATGCGGGCCTGAACTGGATAATGGTGTGAAAAATACACATCTAAAAACATTTTTTTCTTATCATTATTAGTTTTAATTAATATCTTTGGTAAAGATACACAATAATTACTATCTAATATTAAAATTAGCGATATAGACCATATGGATATTTTCATAATGTCTGATGTTAGTTCGGAATAATGTTCGAAAAATAGTGTAGATTTTTTCACTCCTGTGCTATTATAAAATTTAATTATTAATGAAATAATGGGGGTTATTTCCACGAGAGTTAAATTATTGATAGTAGAATAATGATTTTTGATTATTATATTTAATTTTAAAACTTCGCTATAATTGCGGTTAGACGAATGTAAAATCATAGCTATTACAAAGTAAAGTGAACCTATATTGTTCGAGTTAATTGCTGCGGTAAAAGAATGCGAACCAATTATTTTTAAAAATGTAGGTAAAAATTTTGGCTTGGAGGAGTATTTGTATTTAGTAGAAATATCTTTAATTATATAAAGACTAAATGTAACCACATCATTGTGTTCTTTATAACACATATTCATTTTATCTACAATAGATAACTTTTTATAAAGATAATTAAAATTCTTAGATACAATAGATACTTTAGTAATACAACTATAAGAAATAAATGGTGTAAAATAATATACTATATCTTTATTCGCAAAAATAGTCATTCTTCTGATTTGAGTTTAGTTTCCTGAACAAGTTGAGTTGTTTTTCTCTCTTTCGATGTGTTTACGTTACTTAAATTTAAAGTAACGTAACAATCATTTTTTTATAAATTTTGAGTTTTTTCGAACAAATTTAAACAAAAAAATAAAAAAAAATTATTAATAAAATTTATTAATAATTTATAAAACCTTTTTATAGTTTCCAATATAAACTACTCAGGCAATTAAGTATAACAGCGATTCCCCTTAATTTTAAGGTTCTTAGCAGATTGCTTTCTAATTATAAATAATTGTTATCCTTTTTGTATTATATGGAAGGTTTTTGTTACAAATTAACTTAATAATAATTTAATCATTTTTTATTTAAAATTTAATATTTTTATAAAAATTTAATTTTAAATAAAAATAGTACATTTCTTAACTTTTATTTAATTTTATATAATGATTTTATTATTTTTATATTTTATAAGAAATGTACTATTTTTATAAAAATTTAATTACTATTTTAAAATAATATTTATTAATTTTTTGAATTATTACATTTATTTATCATTTCCATGTAATTTTTACAAGGACTTATATCAGAATCAGCATTTTTGATACATTCATTATATAAATTTTTTTCATCTATACATCTATCATTTTCCACATTTTTTATCTGTATTTCACGAGGACCCATAACATTATCAAATGTTCTACTCGCTAATTGAGAACCTGTTCCTAATGCAATTCCTTGCATAACAGATCCTGCTAAATTACTTAAAAATCCTCCACCACCATCTTGTGATACAGGCGAGTGTGAGGATTGCTGTGGCACATGATGAGATAATGATGAAGATGGTGATATGTGTGGACGATGTAACGGATACGGTATATGTTTAGGTAATGAAGATGTAGGTATTTTAGATTTTGATGGTATTTTTTTAGTTTGTGTATATTTTTTTTGTGACATTATTTATAATATAAATATATTATTTATTTATATATTTAGAATAATTAATAAAAATTGATAGATATTTTAATATTTATTATATTAAAATTATTAAATCATTTGATTACATTAACAAAATGATAAAAATTTTAAATTACATTTATAATAAAATTATTAGTTATTTTTCTAAAGAAAAAATTTATATTAAAAATATTGACGAATACCCCATGGTATCTATCATAGATTATTATAATAGTCAAATCATTCCTTATAATTATCTAGATAATGAATATTATTAATTTTTATTAAATTTATAACAACAATCGTCTCCTTGTTTATTTTTTCGCTTAAATAATCCTTTACTACAATTGCCATTTTCATCAGGTCTTCTATTTTTAGGACATGATGATTTATTAACAACTATTTTATTTTTATAACAACAATCGTCTCCGTGTTTATTTTTTCTTTTAATAGGATATTTTTCATCTCTACATATTTTATTTTTTTTATCTGGTCTTCTATTTTTAGGATTGCAAGTATTTTTACGAAGAGTTTTTTTCTTTTTTTTTACCCTTTTTTCTATATTATCTATTGATAAATTTGAATCAATACTTGATGTAGGACTAACGACATCTTCTTTATACATTTTTTTAAATAGATGATAATCTATAGAGATTTTTTGTAATTCTTCTTCTAATGTTTTTACTTCTTCATATTTTTTTGGTATAATTTTATCATATAATTTTTGATCTATTGTTTCTGAAATAGTAGCTTTTTTATTTAATTTTAATCTATATATATGTATATTTATACTTCTTTTTAAATTTTTATGAACTTTTTCATTAATATCATAATGAGAACAAAATCTTATTGCTCTACCTTCTATTTGTTTTTTTCCAGATATATTCCATACAGGATCTAATAAATGAATGTGTTGAATATGTTTAAAACTAATCCCTTCTTTAATACTTGGACTACCTATTATTAATTTAATTTTATCACCATATATATTATTTGAATCATTAACAATTTGTTTAATTATATTTTTTTTTATATTACTTTCATTACCAGACCATATAGCATATATTTTATTTGTATATTTATTCCATTTTTCAGGATCTTTATAAACTTTAAATATAGATATCCATCCTTTAGTAATAAGTACTTTTTCTATTACATTTATACCTACATTTACAAAAGATGTATATACAACATGTTTACCATATACATCTTGAGAATTTAATAAATTAATTAATTTATTTATTTTAGGTGAATATAATTCTAAATTGTTTATAATGGTTGATAATTTATAATTTTTACTTAAACAACTTACAGCAATTTGTCTTTGATAAGCAAGAAATGCTTCTATTTCATTATCCTTATTATCTTCATAATTTAAAACAGATGCTGTCATTTCATCTTGTATTTTAGACATTTCTAAAATATGTGTAATTATATTAGGAGTAGGATAAGCTTTTTTAGATGTTCCCGGAAAATAACTTATTTTACCTCTTAATTTTTCTAAATTATCATTTATAGATACATTTGTTAAACTATTTGTAATATTATTACTTTTATCAGGATTTAATATATATACTAATTCAGGCAATTCTTTAAAAGAGTCATAAATAGGTGTAGCAGTTAATAAAATTAATTTACAAGTATCGTGTGAAAATTTAGATAATAATTTAAGTAATGTTGAATTTATAGATAAAGATTTTATTTCTTCTAATTTACCCTTTTCTTCAATGTTAATATAGTTTTTTAAATTATATGTATCTGATATTAAATTATGAACTTCGTCAATAATAATCATAGCATTTTTAGAAAAATTATTTAGATATTCTAATATATTTTCACTATATTTTAAAGAATCTAATCTAAATCTTTCATATGATATTACTGTATAATTTTTATTTAATTCTTTAATAAATTTATCTCTCAATTTTTGTTTTTGTTGGATAGAAGTATTACTATTTATATATTCATTATAATCTTCTCTAGTAAAATATTTAAAATTAGTACATGGTGTAATTAATTCATCTATAAAATTATTTTTTAATCGTGCTGGTAATATAATAATAATTTTATTATTTTTATTTAATTTAAGAAAATCTTCTGCTAATATAATTGATGTACATGTTTTACCAGAACCAATTTCGTGATATAATAAAAATTGTTTAATATTATTTATATTTTCATTAAAATAATCTTTTAAAAAATATTGTTGGGATTGTAATTCAAATTCTGTATTTTTTTTATCACATAATTGATCTATGTTTTTTTTTTCTAAGCTTTTTTTATATTCTTTAAATTTTTTAAATGTATTATATCTGCTCATTTCATTTATCTATTTAATAAATATATTTAATAATAACAGAGGTATCTTAATTAGATGAAAAAATTATTTACAAATGATAATATATTAAATATTATATCTATAATATTAGTTTTAATTATCATTTCTACAATTTTATTAGGATCAATTTATTATAATAAATATGAAAAATTTACAAATATTATTGAACAATTTGATAACCAAGAATGTAATATTCTTAATAAATGTCCAAGAGGTTGCGGACATCATTCATCAGTTCCATCTTGTGATCTTTGTTCTAGTGATAAACCTGATTATGATACTGCTACATTAGAAGAAAGAAAATGGATTGATGAATTTCATATAAAAGGTGATCAATCAGAAGCATTAGTATTAGGTATAATAGAAAACTGGAAAAAAATAAATCCAAATGCAAGATTTAGATTTACATTATATCATGTTAATGATTTGGGAGAAGGTGAACTAAAGGCAGTAAATATACATCCAAATTATCAAATTGAATTGTATGAAAAATATAATCCAGACAGTGTTTCTACAATAGATAAGGTATCTAAATGGATGAAACAATTTAATTTAAATATTAATAATTACCCACATATTTCTAATATTATAGAAACTGTTAATAATTGGAAATATATAGATATTAAACCACCAGATTGGGTAACAAAATCTATAGATAATTATTTAGATAGTAAATCTGAAAATAATAAAAAAAAATTATATATAGAATTATTTAATTTATTTGATATAAATAAAAATGGAGAATTAACTGAAAATACTATTAAACATTTTTTAATATTTTTTTGGTCATGGGCAAAAAATAATGATAAATTTGTAAATAGAGATGATTGGAATATTCAATATGTAACTGATTTAGAAGTAAATAATAATAAAAATCAATTAGGAATAAAAACAAATTTTATAAATAAAGATATATATACATATAGTGAATTAAATAATTTATTAAGTTTCGCACATGATTATATTGATAAATACAATATTAAAATAGAACCTGTACACCAATCAATTATTGATGCTACACCGAGAACTATATTAAATATTTCATCTGATATATTTAATATATTTGATGGTAATAATGATGATATATTAATATATCAAGATATAAAAAAATTTTTAATATATTCGTGGTTTTGGAATTATAATTATTACGATGAAAATAATATTAATCCATTTCAAAAATATATGATTGAAATGCTTGATAATAGTCAAATAATAATAGAAAATGAAATTAGTAATAATTTTGTATCTACAGTTATACAAAAATTTATTACAATATGTAATAATTGTAATCAAAAAGAAGTCTTTAAAAATAAAATACCGCAAATAATTAATAATAATATAAATATAAATAATATATATGATAGTAATATTACTAAAAAATTACAAAATTTTTTAGAATATATAAAATCAGATGATACTATACCAGAAAAAATGGAAGAAAATTGGAAAAATGAATTAATTAAAGGTACTATTTTTAGAAAATTTAATAATGAATTATCAAAATTAGATAATAATAAAATATTACATTTATTATTATGTATTAGAATATGGAAATTTAATAAAGTAAATAATATAGTATATCACGAAGATATATATAATTTTAATTATAGTTTTATTACATTTAAATCATATAAATTAAACGAATATAAATATTTTATAACTGATTTTTTAAATAAACCATTTATAAATTTTAATGATTTAATATTATTATTAGATATCATTAAAAATTATAAAAATATTAAAGATATAAATACAGATTTAAATAGTAACAATATTTTAGAAGATATAGAAAACATTTCAAATCAAATTTTTAATATTTTTGATATAAATAATGATGATATATTAAATGATAATGATATAGAACATTATTATTTATGCTTAGAAAATACCCAATCTACTAATTTAAATAATTTTATAGTTAGATTTAAAAATTCTAAATGGAATTATAAAAATTATTTTATAAGTGATTTTAGTATATTATGGTATTATATACATCACGATGATACAGAGTTAGAAGAATTAGAAAATTTAAAAAATACAATAATAACATACGGTATAGAAAATAATCTTATTAATGATAATTATAATGATATATCTATAGAACCATTTAGTGGAACAACGTGGAGAACATTATCTGAAGAAACATCTGAAGAAACATCTGGAGAAACATCTGGAGAAACATCTCCTGGAAGTTCTGAAGAATTATATAATATCTATAATTTATCAGATGATACAATTACAACCGACGAAGATAGAATAATATCAAGAAAAGAATATTTAAAAAATATAGCAGGTCCTTTATTAAATTCTCATAAATATGCGAAAAAAAGATGGATATATTTAGAAAATTTAGATATTCAAGCTTATAGTAATTATATATTATCAAATATTAAAAAAGGAAATGGATTACATATTGATGATATTATATGGTTAGCACAATTTTCAAAAGAAAAAGGTCAATTATATATAAATAAATTATTAGAAGATTTAAAAAGTGAAGAAAATAATAGAAAAGAAATGTATGATAATTTTTTAATAAATAATAAAGGACATTTTCAATATAATATTGATTTATCATGTAAAAAAAATAATGAAAATTTATTTACAAAAGTTATATTACCTAAATCTAAATTAAACGATACTAGTAATGAAATTGATAAATTAAAAATATTTTGGCCTATTTTTTCAAGAGAAGATCATATATATACTGATATAAATAAATATATATTAACAAATAATGAAAATAAAGAAAAAAATTGTGAAGAAAATTTATGTACAGATAATATTGATAATGGTGTTGAATGTTTATTTATATCTAATTTAGCAAAAATATAAATATGTTATTCACTTTCATCACTTTCATTTTTTTTATATGCTTCTTGTCTTAATTTATTATAATCAAACTCGTATCCATTATTATAATTATCATTATCATATTTAATTTCTTTATTTTTATAATTATCTATATTAATTTTAGAATAATTATTTTCATCTTCTGAACTAGTTTCACTTTCTTGATCTTCTTGTGTATATTTATAATTCATAAAATTCATTTTATATTCTGGATTAATAATAGATTTTTCTAATATTTTTTGCTGTTTTGGTACATAATAATGTATAGCAAATATAATATCATGATTAACACCCCTAAAATTATATAAAGATCCATCAATATTTTCAAATCGTAATGTTAATCTATTTAATTTACCTATTGGATGAAATTCTCTTAATGGTAATTTGAAAAATGTATTTGTATCCTCATTTAAACCCCAGTGACTTGTTCTTAATTTAGCTAATCCTATAGTATTTTTAGTATATGAAAAAGAACCATATAAATGTTGTTCAATTTCAGGACATTTTAATAAAATATATTTAGATCCTATTAAATATACAATACCAGGTGATATAATAATGTTAATTTTTTTATTATCTTCTATAGAATGATAAAATTTATCATAATTAACATTATTATTAATTTCCAATTTTATAAAATTATTTATATATATTTGATCATTACTTACTTTTGAAAAAAATCCTAACATTTCATCACATGTTGAATTATTCATATCAAATATTATCTTTCTTGAGGATTGAAATTTTAAAATATTTGTTAAATCGGCAGGAGAACTATTTCCCATACATTGTAAAAGTAATTCATATTCATCTAATTTATCTAAAAATCTATATGTATTATCAGGTTGGTCTCTGTATTTAATATTAGTATTAATTATTCTAAATTGTTCATTTATTGCTAATATTAATTTATTTAATGTATAATTACCAATTGGTATATATATTTCAAACTTTTCAAAAAAATTATTTAAAATCATTTCATAATGTTCTTTATTTTTAATATCATAATTATCATCTGGTTTATAATAATATATTTCAGGTATATAATAATAAGTTGGTATTATTTTAAAATAATTATTTTCGGATCTAATAAAATTATTTATATATAAGTTATTATTTATATTAAAATTATAAAATTCTTCTTCTGTAAATTCTATTTCCTTTGGTTTATAATATGTTATACCATCTAATGATAATATATAATCTGTATTTTGTAAATCACTAATATTAAAACTATCCCATTCACTTAATGTAAATATATTTTTAGAAATTAACATTTCTGATAAATTTTGATTTATAATTTCTCTTCCATATGTCGGTTTTGTTGTTACAATTTTCCATTTTAAACCAAAATCTAAATTATATTGTTTTAAAGCATTTTCTAATTTTGTATTTCTAATCCATTCTCCATTAGGTTTATAATATGAAATAACTGGTTTCCAATATTTATTAGAAGATATTATATAATTTTTATTATTTAAATTATTTATTCCAATATTTATCCAATCATTATATGTAAATTCATAATTATTACTATCACTCGCATTATCAAATATTGTCTTTAAATTTTCAGAAAATATTTCAATATCATGTTCACTTATGTTTTGAATACTTGTTCCCATATTTTTCCATTTTAAACCTAAAGCAACTTTAATATAATCTTCAATATCTATATTAAATGAAAAATTTAAATTTTGTAATATATATATTTCTAAATTAATAACATCACTAATAGGTTTAAAATAATATATATCCGATTTTATATAATTATTTAAATTAAATACTATATTAATAGTATTTAATTCTTCTATAGATAATTCTGTTTTAGTCATTAATATATTTGATAATTCAGTATTAATTATTAATATACCATTTTCGGGTTCTATAATTCCTAAATTTTCCCATTTTAAACCTATAATATTTGATAAATTTTTAATTGTATCTGATAAATTATCATTTATATATTCATTACCTATTAAAGGTATATCATAACCCATATTAATCCAAGATAGCCCTATTGTTGAATTATTAGGCATTATATTACCAACATTAAACCATTTTAAATATGGTTTTTGTAAATAATCTAATACGCCTATATAATTATAACTATTTATATTATTTATATCTAAATTATCAAATTCATTTTCTGTAAATTCTGTTTTATATGTTAATATATCAGATAACTCTGAATTATCAATTTTTATATTATCATTTGTTATCATATCATTTATATTTATCCATTTTAATTTATTAGATACTTTAATATAATTATTACTAGATAAATTAGTAATATTAAAATTATACCATTCTGTTTTTGTTAAATTTATTGATTGTTTTAATTTTTTTTCTAATTCAAAATTAATTATTTCAGTTCCTATTAATGGTTTTAATAAACCTATATTTTTCCACAATAACCCTCCAGCAGTATTTATATAATTTTCAATAGAATCTTTTGTTGTATTAATATATATTTTTAAATAATTACTATCTATATCAACATTATACATAGTTTTAGGTATTGTAACATCTAATATTTCGATGCCAAAAACATTTTTAAACGGAATATCAAAATTCATGACATAATTATTAGGTTCAGGATATTCAGAATGATTTCTATTTCTACTATCAATTATAAAAGTATAATTTTCTTTTAAACTATTTTGTTTCATATAATCAACATCTTCAATAGACATATTAAAATTATATTATTATATTATTATATTATTATATTAATAAATACAACTTATTTTTAATATGTTTAATAATTCATATATATATGAAAAAAATTTTTCTAAAATTGTTATTATTGGCGATATTCACGGTGATATTAAAAGATTAATTAATATTTTACTTAATGAAAATATACTTAATAATAATTTAGAATGGATTGCATATAATATAATAGTTATACAATTGGGAGATCAAATTGATAGTTTAAATAGAATAAATAATTTAAAAGAATGGGAAGAATTAAAAGATATAGAAGTAATTAATTTTACAAATATTTTAAGTAATTTAGCAAAAATAAAAAATAGTTTATTTATTTCTTTAAATGGTAATCATGAATTAATGAATATATTGGGTAATTTCTCTTATGTTTCAAATAAATCTATTTATAATGAGAGAATTTCTAATTTTCAAAAAAATGGAATTTATAATATAATTTTAGGATATAGACCTTTAGTTATTAAAGTAAATGATTTAATATTTTGTCACGCATGTATAAAAAAATTTCATTTAGATATTTTAGATAAATACGATAAAGATATTTTTTATATTAATGAAGTATGGAAAAATTTTGTATTATTAAATAAAATAAATAATGAAGATAAAGAAATTTTAGATAATATTATACTAGGTAATGATGGAATTATGTGGACTAGAAATTTAGATAATAATATGGATTATATATTAAATAAATTAAATTGTAGTTATATATTTGTTGGTCATAATACTGTAGATTTTATTAAATTAAAAAATAATATTTGGTTTACAGATTCTGGAATATCTAGATCATATGGTAAAGAAAATTATCAATATATTAAAATAGAAAATAACAATATAAATATTATTAATATATAAATAAAAAATGAATTATTTATATTATAATTAAATATAAAAATGGATTTAGAATTTGAAAATATATATATTACTTTTAATAATTTATTAGATAATAAAACAAATGAAATACATAATATTATTAATAATAAAAAATTAAAAAAAAATATAAATAATAAAAAAAATAATAATACTATAAATGAAGATAATAATAATATAAATAAAAATGATATAGATATTGAATGTAATAAAGATAATAAAGATAATGAATGTAATAAAGATAATGAATGTAATAAAGATAATGAAGATAATGAATGTACTAAAGATAATGAATGTACTAAAGATAATCAATGTACTAAAGATAATGAATGTACTAAAGATAATAATATAGATATACATAATAAAAAAGAAATATTATCATATGATGTTAAAAAAATTTTATCTAAACAAAAACAGCATGATAATAAAAGATTTAAAAATTCAAAAGCATATCAAAATTTAGAAATAAAAAATTTAATGAATTATATAAATTCTAATTAATAAAATATGATTATTTATATATTTTTATTTTATTTAAAAATATGTTATATATTATATTATATCAATTTATGTTAAAACTTAATGAAAATATTATATTAGATAAAGTAGATAATATGTCTATTATCGATAATGATTTTATTGATAATATTTATAGAAATTTAGATAATTTATTATACAAATATATATCATATTCTATAGATTTAGATATAAATGATTATGATGTGTTAATTAATGATAATATTGATAAAGAATATATAAAAAATAGAATTAATAAATTAAAATTATATAGAAATAAATTATTTTTTTGGAAAAAGCAACCATACATTGAACAACGTTCTGAAAAATGGCACGAATTAAGAAAAAATTGTTTAACAGCAAGTGATTTACACGAGGGTATTTCTAAAAATAATTATAATTTAGCAAAAAAAAAAGCTGGGGTTTTAATTACTGATATAGATTATATTAATATTGCTCCTTTAAAATGGGGTACTATGTTTGAAGATATGGCAACAAGATGTTATAAACAAATAAATAATAATATTAATATTCATGATTTTGGTTTAATAGTTAATGATAATATTAAAAATTTCGGTGCTTCACCTGATGGTATTAGTGATTTAGGAATAATGATAGAAATTAAATGTCCATATTCCAGAAAAATAAAAAAAAATTTTATTCCAGAAAAATATTATTATCAAATCCAGGGTCAATTAGCAGTATGTGAATTAAATGAATGTGATTATATAGAATGCGAATTTAAAATATTAGATACAGAAAAAGAATATATAGAATATATTAATAATAATAATTTAAGTAATATTAAACACGGTATTATTGCAGAATATAATAATGTATTACAAAAAAATTATTACTATTTATATAGCGATGAATATTTAAATCATACAAAAAGTATTTCTAATATTGAAGAAAAAATTAATAATTTAAATGATCCCAATTTAATTTTTATTAAAGTATCTAGGTGGGTATTAAAAGATATATATGTTCAAAGAGTTTATTTTAATGAAAATTTATGGAATAATATTCCTGATAAAATTACAAATTTTTGGAATAGTGTTATTGAATGTAAAAAATTACCAATAGAATATAAAAATAAATCATCTAAAAAATATAAATTTATTAATGATAATTAGTTGATATAAAATTTTCTATATTATTTTTATAAAATTTAGTATTAAAATAATATATAATTAAAACTATTAATATTATTAATAATATTATATTAATAGTTCTCATTTCCCTATAATTATTATATAAAATAATTATTATTACTTAATAATTTTGCCAATGTTGCAAATTTCTCTTTTTGTATTTTTTCTCCATTTACTTCTTTTAAATATTTTCTATATAACATATATAATACATAC